GTGTTTCATTAGGCTCGCCATATGACGAGGCAAGGACAAGAAAGGTAAATGCAGAGGCGGAGATCGCAGAGCTAGAGCTGGCGCGGGTTCACGGGACGCTAGTGATTGCTGTCGATGTAGTCCAAGCATGGGAAGAGGTCTTGGGAGCGTTGAAAGGAAAGCTGCTATCTATCCCAACAAAAGCTGCTCCAGTTGTTTCGGCTGAACCTGACGCTGCTCAGTGTCAGCACATACTAGAAGATTTAATGAACGAAGCGTTAGAGGAATTGAGTAACTATGAGCCAAGCATTGATCCATCATCAACCAGCGGACTTAGTGACCCATCTGAAGACGGCGATACAGAGTCTAAAGCCGCCACCAAGACTAACAGTAAGCGAGTGGGCCGACCAAAAAAGGCGGCTAGACTCACAGACAAGTAGTGAGCCTGGTCGATGGTATACTTCCCGTGCAGAGTATCAGCGAGGGATTATGGATGCTTGTGGTGATCCTGCTAATCGTGAAGTGGTTGTTATGGCTGGCGCTCAGTTAGGCAAGTCCGAGGCTATCCTAAACATCATTGGCTATCACATTGATAACGACCCTAGCCCGATCTTGGTTCTCCAGCCGTCACTTGACATGGCTCAGAGCTTCTCAAAGGATCGAGTTGCTAATGGCCTGCTTAAATCGACCCCTTGTTTACGAAATAAAGTAAAAGACCCTCGCGCTAGGGACAGTGGCAACACAACTCTGCACAAACTATTCCCTGGTGGAAGCCTGACGCTTGTCGGCGCTAACAGTCCGTCTGGACTTGCATCCCGTCCTATACGTTTAGTTCTTTGCGATGAGGTTGACCGTTACCCGTCTAGTGCTGGATCTGAAGGTGATCCTGTTCAACTTGCGCGTAAGCGAGCTGCTACGTTCTGGAACCGTAAGATCATTATGGTTTCTACTCCGACCAATAAGGATGCCAGTCGTATCGAGGAGGCGTTCGAGGGTTCTGATCAGCGTCACTTTCATGTCCCGTGCAAACACTGTCACCACGAGCAGACGCTAAAGTGGGCCAATGTACAATGGATCGATAAAGACCCTGAGACTGCTTCGTATGAGTGTTCAGGTTGCGCTGTCCTCTGGACTGATTCTGACAGGCGCTGGTCTATCCGTAACGGAACGTGGAAGGCTAAGAAGGAGTTTGCTGGGATTGCCGGTTTCTGTATTTCTGGTCTGTACTCACCCTGGACTCCATTGTCTGACGGCGTTCGTGACTTTCTCGCTATGCGTAAGAACCCTGAGCAGTTGAGGGTGTGGACTAACACTTACCTGGGCGAGAGTTGGGAAGATCAGGGCGAGACCATTGATGACTATTCTTTGGCCGAGCGCAGAGAAGCCTACGGTGAGAACATACCGAATGAAGTAGTGTTCTTGACCTGCGGCGTTGACGTACAGGATGATCGCTTGGAGCTGTCGATTATTGGTTGGGGCCGTGATGACGAATCATGGGTAATTGACCACCAGATACTTTATGGGGACCCCTCGACTCCGCAGCTTTGGACGGCACTTGATAGCCGATTATTCACTACTTACCTGACTAATGATGGCCGTCAGTTGCCAATTAGGGCAAGCTGCATAGACTCTGGCGGGCATTTTACAAATGCTGTATACTCCTACGCGAAGAAGAACTATGCTAGACGGGTTTTTGCGATTAAGGGAGTTGGTGGTGAAGGTAAAGCCATTGTTGGCCGCCCATCAAAGAACAATATCGGCAAATGTTTGCTTTTCCCCGTTGGTGTAAATACAGCTAAAGATTTGTTGTTCGCCAGGATGCGAATAAGTGATGAAGGCGCTGGTTATATACATTTCCATGATGATTTGCATGATGAGTATTTCAGGCAGTTAACTGCTGAGAAGATTATCACCAAATACACCAGGGGATTTAAGAAGCGCATATTTCAGAAGATTAGGCCAAGGAATGAGGCGTTGGATTGCTTTGTGTACGCAATTGCTGCGTACGCCATATTGAATATTGACGTTAATAGTATAGCGAATAAACGCGATAGTGATATGAGAATTACTGAAGACGTTAAGCCGACAAAACAGCAGACTCCATTTGTGCCTAAAGTGGCAAAAGGGTTTGTTAACTCATGGCGCTAAAGGAAAGATAAATGGCTAATGCTTTTGACGCGACTAATGCCCCTGAAGGTGAGCCAGAATCGGTTGTTGTTGGCGACTTTCTTCAGTGGAAGCGTTCTGACCTAGTTTCTGACTACCCTACCGATTTATACACTGCGACTTACGTTGCTAAAGTTACTGGCGGCAGCGATGAAATAACTATCGCAATGACTGGCCAGACTACTCACTACTTAGCAACCGTACCCAGTACTACCAGCTCTGCCTTTGTCAAAGGTGATTACCACTACCAGCTTGAGATTAAGCGTAACTCAGATGATGAGCGAGTGGTTGTTGACCGAGGTTACATCTCAGTCATCCCTGACTTAGATAACGCTGCGGCTGACCCAAGAAGTCACGCTGAGATCATGTTGTCTAAGATAGAAACAGTCTTATCTGGTAAAGCAGATGCTGACGTTTCTAGCTACTCGATTGCAGGTCGATCCTTAACTAAGATGACATTCCAAGAATTGATTGATGCTCGCAACTTCTACAAGTCTGAAGTTGTGAAGGAGAATCAAAAGCTGGACATTGCCCAAGGTCGTAAGGGCGCAGCAACTATACAAGTGAGGTTTTAAGTGGGATTATTTGACCGATTTAAGGCCAAGCCTGAGCCAAAGAACAAGATCTTCAAGCGTTCGTATCAAGGAGCCAACACAGGTTACTTGTTTGCCGACTTTAAAGCCTCTGAGCGAAGTGCGGACAGTGAATTACGCCCAGCAATAAGAATTCTTCGATCTAGGGCGCGAGACCTTGCTCGGAATAACGAATACGTCAAAAGATACCTAACATTGCTAAAAACTAACGTGATTGGCGACAAAGGGTTCGGAGTTCAGATAAAAGCACTTGATAGTGTTGGTAAATTGGACCGTGACGGCAACCAGCGTGTTGAAACAGCGTTTAAACAGTGGGGAAAGCTGGGCAGATGCACTGTTGACGGCAAACTTTCATGGCTTGATGCTCAAAAACTGGCTATAGAATGCCTTGGTCGTGATGGTGAAGTGTTCATTGTTAAGCATCGTGGAGCAGATTTTCACGATTCGTTCGCACTAGAATTCATCGAGCCTGATCAGGTTGACGAGCAAAAGAACGAAAGATTGGCCAATGGCAACGAAGTACGCATGGGTATTGAGCTAAACAAGTTCAAAAAGCCTGTTGCTTACCACGTTTTGAGCTATCACCCTGGTGATTACGACTACACGACCTCTGGTAAGTCACCAAAGCACATCAGAATCCCTGCTGACCGCATGATTCACCTGTACGACCCGATGAGAGCTGGTCAGACGCGAGGAGAGCCGTGGATTTCACCGGCTTTAGCGTCAATTAAGCAGTTGGGCGCTCTGAGAGAGGCTGCCATCGTAAATGCGCGCATTGGTGCGTCTAAGATGGGCTTTTTCACGTCTCCGACTGGCGACGGCTTCGTGGCTGACGATTTAGATGGCAATATGCCGATAATGGAAGCGTCTCCAGGCACTTTCCACCAGCTTCCTAATGGAGTTGACTTCAAGAGCTTTGATCCGCAGTACCCAAATAACGAGTTTGATGTATTTCATAAAGCCGTTTTGAAGGGTATTGCATCGTCTCTGGGTGTTAGTTACACCAGCCTGTCTAACGATTTAGAGGCTACCAGCTACAGCTCTATCCGTCAGGGTGCGCTTGAAGAGCGAGATCAGTACCGTAACCTGCAAGCATTTATGATTCAGCACTTTGTTCGCATCGTGTTTGATGAGTGGCTTGGCGCTGCGATGGAAATTAACAGCTTTGGCATACCTTTGCGTCAATATGAGCGATTTTCTGATGCTGCTGAGTTCAGAGGCAAGGCTTGGAGCTGGGTTGACCCGCAGAAAGAGATGAATGCTGCTGTAATGGGGCTGAAGAACGGCGTGTTAAGCCTTCAGGACGTTGCATCGCAGTACGGCAAGGATGTTGAAGAGTTAGTCTCGCAGATTGCTAGGGATCGTGATATCGCCGAGCAGTTTGGTGTCAGATATGCGCTGGAACCCTTCGGAGTCACGCTAAACTCTGTAAATCCTGATATAATCGAGGATGATGATGCCGAAGTACAAGGGTAAAGAGATAAATACCCGTCCTAGTGACGGAATGGTCTCAGAAGCCAACCGAGGACTTGATTGGCGAAAAGAATACGGACGCGGAGGCACTGAAGTTGGTGTGGCTCGCGCAAGAGACATTAAGAATCGCAAGGAGCTTTCTTTCGATACCGTTAAGAGAATGTATTCATTCTTCTCTCGGCATGAGGTTGATAAGAAGGCCGAGGGATTTAGCCCAGGAGAGGAAGGTTATCCATCAGCAGGCAGAATTGCATGGGCT